TTAAGTCACCAGCAGGGGCAAATCGGCGACCATCGTCCACAGTCTCCTGTAACAGCTGGTGAAGTACAGCAGATGGCTCTTTATAGGGTAAAATGGCAATGTTATCGCGGATAGCTCCGGCGGGAATGTCCACATCGCGGAATTCTCCCGGCATAATCGGGGAATCATCGCCCTTAATCCGCAATCCTCGCGCTTTTAAGCCGCCCGGAAGGTTAGCCAGCGTGCCAGCGTCAACTAATTGACGTAATAACGAGGTAGCCGACTTAGTTAAGCCGCCAATCATGTGAACTAGGCCGAATCCGTAGAATCCTAGCCCCGGTAAATACTGATAATGGACAAAATGTTGACGCTTGAGCTTTAATTCGTCCCCTTCTTTCCAGTTTCTGCGGATCGAAAGGATAATATGGGATGACTTGTCAACAGTAATGACGTAAGGCAACCCAATGTTCGTGGGTTCGCCGTCAACCAAGTCTTCAAAACCTGATAAGTCTACGTTGATCATCATTTCTAGCAGAGTATGGCGGTGATCAGCTTCGTAACTGGGGTGATCGCCCGTTAATTTGTCGTATTCAGCACTGATTTCAGTAGTGTCTGGCTCAGGCGAAGGCAATTCTACGTTAGCGTAGAACCCACTTTGCTGTAATTTCAGCACATCGTTGGATTCCATCTTCATAACGTGTGTAGCTCGCTCGGCAGTCTCTAGGTCAGCCGCACCATAGCTCACTACAAAGTCTTCGGCTGGCACAAACATGCTACAGGCTCGACCCAGATTGGGGTCGAAGTACACTTTTCTAAAAGCAGAACCCGCAATAGGTAATGAAAACAACAACTTCTCTGTTTCTGTGCGGTACTCAGGCATCTTAACCGTCATCATGTAGTTCAGATAATCCTGAACACGCTGAGCTTGCTTAACCTTTTCGTCTGTCAGCGCCCCAACAATAGAAGTCTTGGCTGGGCCACTGGCGGGGAATATCTCCATAATGGTTTGAGACTGGAACCTGACAACGGCTTCACTCAGCATAGGGTGAAACACGCCGCAGGCTCCATCCCAAGGAGTCGTTCTGTCTTCAAACCTCATGCCTAACAAGTCCAGACCTTTAACATAGGAAGTCTCCCAGTCCTTACGACTGGTCTTGTCAGCATTATAAAGACCCACCAATTCGCTACCCAAAGTATCGAGAGCGCCCTGATCCATAAATTCAACTAGGTTGGCGTTATGGTCAGCTACGGGCTGCTCGTCAAAGTCCATGTTGATTTCCATATCATCAGTGGAGATAGTCACCTCATCAGGGTTAACTATCTCTACTTCGATTTGATCAGCAGTCGGCAGAGCGCCGTTGGTGTACAAAGCTTTTTCTATAGCCACTAAGTGTTTTTCCTAAACTGCGTACCCTTGATTGCCGCACCTCTACCGCGAGCCTGAACTGTTTCAGTCTTAGGTTCGCCCATATTCAGCTTTACGCCAGTGGTTGCATAGGTTCTGCCACCCGTAGCCAGCTTCTTGCGGCCCTTGTCCATCGTGCCTACGGCTGCATACTTTCTGCGTCCCATAGACTTCTCCATGCCTTCGCTTTCTTTTCGGCGACTAGCCATTGTCTGACCGCCTTTCTTCTTCTTAATCATCTTGCTTGTCAACACGTTCTCACCCATTGCCATGCGCTTGTGCTGATTAATCTTGTCAGACAGTCCTGTCTTTTTCTTGGCTACCTTCTTGGCTGCCTTCTTCGGAGCCGCCTTTTTAGCGGCTGGCTTTTTCTTAGCCGTAGTCTTACGGTTTCGCATTCCTAAAGACTCATCAAGCCTGTCATCGTAGCCTTGTTTTTTCTTGGCCTTACCGCCAGTCTTCATGCCCAGCCCTACTGCCTTGCGGCGTAGTCTGCCCATCTCGTCACGAGCATCACGCTCTCTGGCTGAGACTCGCCTTGTTTCAGCTTTCTTGTCTCGGCGCTCAGCCGCATCTTTGGGCCTTCTGGCTCTAACTCGGCGTAGCTCATCGGCTGCATCGTCCTGCCTACCGATTACTCTGGCTTCTTCATCGCGTAGATTCCTACGCATTCCTCCGCCACCACGCATAGCTTTCATTTTTTTAACAGGGCCAGCTTTCTTAGCCATGCCGCCACCGCGCATTACTCTTCGTTTAACTGGGCCTGCCTTCTTTGATCCGCGCATTGTAGTCTCCTGTAATATTCTTTACGGATTTTATACATTCCAGATACATCGTAGGTTTCAAAGTATCTGTCATAGTAACCGCGACTAACCAGCTTGTTAGACGCTTCCTCTAGTTTCGATAATCGTTGCACGAATATGAGGGCATATTCGGTCTCGGTTGTTCCCTCAAAGGTTCCGTCATCAATCAGCTCGTTAGCGTCTTGATAAGGATGGAATCCCATTACCCATAAGTCTTTGTCTTGAAAGACATTTTCAGAGATACACTTGTTGATCCTGTCCAGATAGTTATGGAAAGCATCTTCGTGTTCAATAAAATAAGTATCGACTACAATAACCAAGTCCTTGTTATCGTTAAAGTTTTTAAGTGTATCGAACACTAACTTATACGAATTCTCTTCCTTGAAAACAATCTCGACCTTATCTTCCTGCCATGCAGCCTGTGCGTAGGGACACGGTGGTAGATTGTTAAAGACAGGATTCGGTACTTCTAAAGCATGACGAGACCAGTCCCGTATTTCTTTTTTAATATCTTCCACTAATAATAATCTGCCTTGCGTGGCATGTGCTGTTCTTCTTCTTCATCTGATGACAGACTGAGAAAGCCGCCCTGCCTGAATCTGAGTAGTGCCTGAGTGGATGAGTCTACTAGGTCATCATGTTCCCCTGCGGGGAAGGCAGCAAATTCGCCAACTACGTCTTCGGCAAATCGGGTTTCAGGACACCACACCACTCCTGATGCGAACAAGTCAGCAACAGCGTTAACCCGCGCTATCTTGTCGTTACCCCTTGTCGGGGTGTATTCGGCAACAGGTATTCCCATTGCTCTTAGCTCAAAGATCAACGGCGTTCCCGCTGCCTTGGCTTCCACGATAAAGGCATCTGGCTTGGCATCCATGTACATCTCATGGGCTACCTTCTTCAGCTCAGGAAACTCCAGACGCTCTTTATAAGCATCCAGAAGAATAATATTGGGCCTGCTGCGGCCTTGGTCATCAGGCGCATAGAATACGCCCCATGTCGTACAGGCTGAGTAGTCAGCCCTTTCCGTTTTAAGAAATGCCGTATCCCATGACTGAATCACGAAGTCACACGGCGGTGGGTAATCCTCTTCCCAGATTTGCCACCACTCCTTTTTGACCAGCGCTCCCTCTTCTGCCGTAGGGCTTTGCTGATACTGGGAGTTCCACTTACTAGAGGGCAATTCATTTCTGAGCGCATCCAGCTCCTTCATGCTCCAGAACTCAGGCCATAAAGGATTGCCTGACGGCATAATGGCTGGAAACTCAATGACTTCCCACTCATCGACTCCTTCACGCTGAGTCGAAGCTTTTATAATCTTTCCGGTCAGATCACGCATGTGCCAGCGTGTCATGACGATAACTATTGCGCCTCCGGGCTGAAGACGTTGGCGAGGGCCAGATGTGTACCATTCATAAGTTTTATCGAACACAGAGGGGTCAATGCTCTGTCCTTCCTGCTCACTATGAGGGTCATCAATAATAAGCAGGTCAGCACCTTTTCCTGTTACAGCACCACCAACACCGATAGCGAAATACTCACCACCTTTGTTGGTACTCCATCGCCCAGCCGCTTTGGAGTCGGCCCTCAGAGCCAACTGGGGGAAAACCTTTTTAAAATCAGCATCATCGACCAAGTTACGCACTTTCCTGCCAAAGCCAACGGATAGCTCCGCTGTGTGCGCTGTCTGGATTATCTTCTTTTCAGGGTACTGCCCCAGAAACCATGCTGGGAGCAGGTACGATGCAAACTCACTCTTGGTGTGTCGAGGCGGCATATTCACTATTAACCGCTTCAGATCACCCTTGGCAATACGTTCAAACGCATCCGCCATAATCTTGTGATGCCGCCCCTCAATAAAAGCAGGCCACATGTACTTAACGAAATCAATGTAACTCTCTCGCGCCGCCTCCCTCTTCTTCGCTTCCTCCAGAGAAGTCAGCAGCTCTAGTATCTCTTTCTGCTGGTCTGGGGGTAACTGGTCTACCGTGGAAAGTAGAGAAGGATCAATTTTCACGCAGAGTATTCCCGATTAGTTTTACTTCTGTCGTAATATTACGTTACGTCATCTCCCTGCGGTTAAAACCGAATCCCATCAAGGGATTCTCGTCAGCTCACATTCGTAATATTTCGTGGACGTAACTATGAGAAGTATAGCAGAGTGTACCTCTTGACGAGAACATGTCAAGTGTTACAGCAGACGTTTTCCAAAATTTTGCAGAAAATTTTTTGCTGATATTTCGATGGCACTTTCCTGTGAAAAAAAGGGTGAGACAAGTTACGAGTGACATGTGAAAAATGAGGAATGTTGAAAAGTGAAGAATCGTTTGTGTGGAATACTATGTATATATACGGGGATGGTAATCACGTTCGGGGGGGTGGCTATCATGGGATTTTCGATTTCGTAAAAAGTGACACTTGACGCTACTCGAAGTAAGTGTGACACCTGACGTAATGTGACATACGACCCCTTTCGTTAAATGTGACACTCGACACCTACACGTTAATGTGTGACATCTGACTCCTCGCTATCGACAAGCGCCAGTTGTGACAGCTTACGTTTAAGGTCAGTTGCAATATCGTCACTTGACCGTTCGGTTACGTCTTCTATTCGAGTCGTGTACATTCCGCTCGTCTTAGCAAGTATGGATAACGATTGAACCTGTGTTGGTTCTAGATCGATCGTTCCAGTTATGTGGTCTCTTAGTGTCTTAGTCACTAAATCTTGGCTGGATACATGGCGAGCTATATTAGCATTCTCTTTTCGCCTGATTAGCGACTCCAACGCTGTGCTTATGATGGGGTTCTTCATTAGCCTAGCAGCCTCTCTTCTAGCGGTCGCTGGCTTACCACTATTAGAGTAG